TTTAAAAAACAAATTGCTAAAGTCTTTCAGAAAAACGGTATGAGGTTCTGAATATATTTTTTCAATAGCATGTTCTTCGCTTGTATGTATTAAATCAATAACTCTTTCTTTATTGTGACTAGTTTCAATCGTATAATGATCTTGGTACAACGTAATATAATGATGCATATTCAAAACACAACTGTTCATAGTATTGTCTAACAAGGTCAATTTATATTTTTCGTCAAATACATAATGTACAGTTTGTTTCTCTAACATACGCAAGACAAAACTACATGAGAATAGTTCGTTTTTAGGAAAATACATTGTATCAGGTAAATCTAATTCAATTACGTAATGCATATCTGGATGACTGTATTCTACATATACAAATCGCACTGAACTTTTATCCGTGATTGAATGGATTTCCTTATCAGTTGTACGCATTCGAACTAAATATCCTTCTGTTTGTTTTGCTATAAATAAACTTTCCATGATATAGTTTGATTCTGGTTTTGTATGATGAAAATTATCCCAAACTCGATTCAATTGAGAAATATCATGCAGAATCGTATAAATATCCGTGTTGCGGAATGTTAAACTGTCATCATACTCAAGGGTTAAATAGTCTACCCATAATGGTTCACTAGGTTCCTGATATTGTTGTTTCTCAAACATACTTTCTATATTTTGATAGATTGTAAGATTCCACACATAAATACTACATAAGAATTTAAATACATGAAAAATAACATTTTTGAAAAAATCAGAATTGAATGAAATATCGTACATTTTCGTATATAATACTATTGAAAGTTATATATTTATATATCTAAAGATATTGTATTTTTATCAGAACGATTTTGTCTTTTTCTTATTTGCTTCGGCATTTCAGTACTATCCAAGTCTTTCAAAGATGATAAACTTATCACAGATTCATTTCCACTATTACCGCCGATACCACCAAAATCAAATGGTGAATTGGGTTCTGGTTTACGCGTTGGTTCTGGCGCTTTCATCTTCAAACCAGATAACAACTGATCAATATCAGTGGTTTGAGGACCTCTCATTTCAGGTCGTTTGGGAGGAATCAATGATTCGTTGGAGTTGATGTCATATTGACCGTTAATATCGACTCCTTTTTCACGAAACATAGGTGTTGTATTCGCCGCTGCTAAATCAGGACGGCTTGGCGGATTTTGGGTGAATTGCATTTGACCCGGACGTTTGACAGACGGTTGGTTTTTCGTTTCTACTGGTGCTGGTGGTGGGCCGAATTTCGTATTTACTTGTTCTACTGGGTTCATCATGGTTTTTGCAAAGTCAAAGGCAGAATTTTGTTGACTCATGGTATTTACCGCCGCACTAGTAAACATTTTCATTAATTCGGGACTTTGTTTGATGACATCATTAAATCCGGGTGTAGCCGAACTTAACATTTTATTACTCATGTTGACCACTGCGGCTGAAAATCCTAGACGCAACAATAAAGATACTTCAGGTGCCATTTTACCGCCTTTATATTTCTCGTGTAATTCGGCAAATATTTCATCATAAGAATCTAAGTCTTCGCTTACCTGTTCCCCCCATCCATCTAAATTCAAATCAAATGGATTCAATAAGGCATTACCATATTCTAATGTATTGACTACGGTGGTAAACCACCATCCTTGTAACTTAATACTATCTTTTTTACGTTTTTCTTCTAAAGCGCCTTCATACTCGTCTTCTACCTCTTCGTAGTTTGAATCCATGTCATATTGGCTCGAAGAAGTATAGGTTTTCTTCGACTGCCATTCTTCCAATTTCTTAATCATCATTCGTTTCTTTCTTCGTTTTTCTCGTTCATTCATGGTAGAAGATGGTGGTGGTTTGGGCACTTCAGCACCTACTTTTGTAAATCCGTCCCATGTACTACTGGTACTGTTATGTTTGGTTGCATTTCCTAAATTAGAATCGCTTTCGTACAAAGATGGTTTGGGTACTTCTTTCTTCGTCTCTGTTTCAGTGGATCCGAAGTTAAATAAATTCGAAAAACCACTTAAGCCACTCAATTGCTTGGTTTCGCCTGTATGGGAACTATTGGAACTGGAACTGGAATTTCCTAAATTAACATAATTGCTTTTGGATAAATCATTCAACTCGGATTCTAAATGGTCCAATTCTTCTAAATCTATTTTGGTAGACATAGAAGAGGATTTTTTCTTCTCATTCATCAATAATTCAATTCCTGAACCGAAATTGACAGACGATTGAGGCTCGCTACTTAACGGAATACTGTCCAAATCAATGTCAATCACTTCCATCTTAATTATGGTTTAGTTACATTATTTATTTTTAAGTTGTACGCATTTGTTATTATTTTTTGATTGAGGTACCATATTCCTTGTAAAAAACAATCTGCTAAATCGTCTTTTTTTTGGGGATATGATTCTAAGTATGCTAACCACGTAACATCAAAGTACTTATGTAATAATTGTTTGCAATATTGAATGCCATCTGTTTTATGTTGTTTGTAATTTGCGGTTTCGGATTTTATAGTGTCCTTCAAAAAATATTTTAATTTATTAGAACTAGAGACAAACTCTATATGGGGAATATTATGAAAAATAAAGTACTGTGCCAACATTCCTTGTATGGTTTTCATACGATTCGCGATTGGGCTTATTTGGTTTTCAATGATTACATGAGTAAGTAAAGATATGTTACTTAGTTGAGACAATTCTTTGTGTAGGTTTCTTCCAATCGATATTAAATCTAGTTTACTGGCATTGATTGTTTTTTTGGATTCTGTTATTTTATCCCAATAATGTTGCTTGAAACTACATTGAATGGTATTGACTAATTCTTGCTTTTTCATCTTCTCTATTGTTTCAGACAAACGATTATCTTCTTCCAGGGCTACTTGTTTTAATGCGTCCATTTTCATAGTTTGTAATTGTCTTTCCGTGAATAGTTTTACTGGTATCTTCAATGTAGTAGATGCTTTTCCATGCTTTTCGCATACATAGAAATGATCTTTATGGAATTTTGATTTTTTCCCACATACTTTCTGTGTACATGTTCCGTCGCGATTCTTTTTTGAAGTAGTTATATGCTGACATAAAGGTATATTTACTATTGCACTTGTATCCGTTGCTGCCATGTTTAAAATATTCCAGTCGATTATTGTGATTTGTGGTTTTTTATCTGCTATTGACTCTGTTACTTCAAAAATACAGTACGCCATATTTTTTATACCAACATCGAAACTAATGACTCTGGTTTTCGGGGACATATACTAGAGTAGATAGTAATTTTGTTTATATTGATTTTGATTTGCACATGTAAAAAATGCTCCCCCGCTCATTTTGAAAAACTGATACCAAATGTTTATCGGATAAATATTTGGTATATTACTGATACCTATAGAAAATCGAAATATTATTTCAAAAAGAACACGTTTACAGTCATCTGAATTATACATTATACCAAATGTTTAGTTATATATTACCAAATGTTTACAAATAAATATATAGACATAAGATATACATATTTATTATATCATGTTACTTTGTGAAACATGCAATGTACCATTAAAAAATAAAATGTGTTATACGAAACATTTAAAATCGAAACGACATTTACATAGAACAAATATATGTTGTGCGACCTTTGACTGTGTTTGTGGAAAGAATTATTCATATCATCAGAGTTTATATGTTCATCGTAAGAAATGTTTATTGTTTTTAAATAGTAAAGAAAATACCAAAAATATCGAGAATGTCAATTTAAAAGTTCAGCATCTACAGTGTGAAAAAGAAGAAATGAGACAAAAACTTGATATATATGAAAAAGAGCATAACGAAATGAAAGCGCAAATTGCTATGTTGTTAGATAAACACGCCGGTGTAACTACTAATAACAATAATAACATCGACAATCAAACGAATAACAATATCACTATTAATATTAATGCATTTGGTAACGAAAATATTGATTATATTGATGATAAAACTATATTGGATTGTATTGGTCGGGTGTACAAATCGATTCCAACTCTGCTTGAAAAAATTCACTTCGATCCAAGTCATCCTGAAAATCACAACATAAAAATAACGAATAAAAAATTACCTTATGCTTCTGTTATGGGTAATAACAAAAAATGGAAAACAGTGGACCGTAAAGACGCGATTGAAACCATGGTTGTGAATGGTTACAATATATTAGATGATAGATATTTCGATCAAAAAGATGGAATATCTGGTAAGAAGCAAGAACGATTCAAGGAGTTTCAAGCGCGGTTTCAAAATGATGATAAAGAACTACATAAACAGCTGAAAACGGATGTAGAACTTATGGTTATAAACCAATCTATATGAGACGAATATTATAATTTTATTATGAACAAC